CTTTTCAGGACGATTACTACACTGTTGAGGCATCTTGTATAGCCTCTCCCAACTCTTGGTTTGTCTGGCACGTCCGCGCGATGAAAAGATGGGGGAATCAATCTTATCAAGAAGCTCTTATCATGTGGACTATGGCTCGGTTAATCAGCCCGAAAGAGTTTAAGATACTATTTAACATCGCCTCAGCTTTAAAACTAGGTAAACACGATAAAGAAGCAGAGCAGTTTATCAAGCAAGCCGAGGAGAACATCCCGGCCGGACAAGAAAAACAAGCCAACGAGTTAATCGAAGGTTGGAAGAAAGGTAATATCGTAGTCCTCTTATGAAACTATCCATCCTAATCCCTAGCCGCGATGAACCCAAGATACACGAAATGGTCAAGGAGGTTGAGAGAGAGTTCCCCGAAGCACACCAGATCATAGTCTGTAACGACTCACTTGGAAAGGGGAAGGGTTGGGCGGTAAGAGAGGCTTTAAGTCAATGCACCGGGGACACGATCTGCTTCATAGATGGTGATTTGGACATCCACCCGCGGATGATACATAGGCTTCTGCCTTTCCTGAAGGACTATGACATCGTGGTTGGGAAGAAGCAGGTTAGGGGATCACTTGGGCGCAGGCTATTAACTAAATGTAGCAGATTATATATCAAATGGCTGTTTGGTATCACAAATGATACACAGACTGGGATTAAACTATTCAAATACTACTCACTCCTCCCTTGGGAAAGCAGTTCGTACATATTCGACCTTGAGATACTCTACAAGGCCCGGATGAAAGGTTTACAAATAATCGAAGTTCCTGTTGAAGTAACCGACCACGGTTCCACAGCCAAGCCTATGAGGTTATTCAATGTGTTCAGGAGTTTCGTTGAGTCTTTTAAACTAAGGTTAAAACTAAGGGGGTAAGAATGGACATCGAGTTCAAAGATGGGAATATCGTAGCAACTAAGACAAGTGTCAGCGAGATTATTACCTATTTAGGTGAGCTTTATGACGGCACTTGGCGGCAACAGGCTCAAATAATCGTTAAACTTAAAGGAACGGTCGGGGCCGGGGAAGTAACAAAGTTTTTAAACGATCACTTCGTCAAAGGCAATCAGGGCGACTCAACGGACGAATTAAAGATCGAAAACGACCTTGTGTATATACCTTATCGTTTTGTTAAGGGTTACTTCTCAGGCAGTGTCACGATGAAAATGGAGTCAGATCAACTGTCTTATTTTATGGACGTACTAGGCGACCTTCGCCCGCTATACAAAGAAGGGGACGCTTATCAAGGATGGGTCATTAAACATCCATATCATTATTGGTGGTATAAATAACCAATGCACCTGATCTCTCATTCACATACAGAGGTCACTGTCACTAAGTACACCAGGGCTTGTCCGTACTGCAAGACCCGCCCAAGAAAAAGAGTCACGTGCGGACACCCTGGCTGTCAATACCTACACCATCTTCTCTACGAACGCAAACAACGCAAGACAGATAGAAAATGCCCCTCGATCACGGTTTCGACCACCCACATCCTCTCCCGTTAGAATGCCAATATTTATTTACAAATAACCTTATTTATACAATAAGGGATGTAGATAGTAAAACTGACTTCTTCTTATGGGGAAACTATGCCCTTCGTTAAAGGTGATCCAAACATAAATCGTAAAGGCAGACCTAAGAACGCCGAACCTGATCTGCTTCGTGCCGCGCTAGAAAAAGAAGGAACACGCCGAGGAGAGAACTTTTGGGATAAGGTTGCCGAGTACGCTTTCAGAGATAAAAACATAATGATCGCGGTTATGAAGAAGTTCGTGCCTGATTCAACAATCTCAACAATAGATGGGGAAGTTAATTTTGTAAGTATGCCGTCGGTAATCATGGACGGTCAAGCACAGGAGCTTAACATTGGTTCAAATGATCCTGCCGGCTCTGCTGGACGTGCCGGAGAAGCTACTCCCGATAATCCAACGAATTAACGACTTTCGATACTTTCTAATCGAAGGCGGCCGCGGTGGTGGTAAGTCACAAACCATCGGGCGTATCTTTCTTTATTTAGCTGAACATAAATCTTTAAGAATGGTATGCGGTCGTGAAACGCAGAACAGTATCAATGAATCTGTTTATTCCCTCTTGGCTGATATTGTACGCAGCAACAATTTATATTTCGACATCGGAGCCTCAAAGATAACTCACCGAGGCACACAGACAACGATTAACTTTAGAGGTTTCAGAGAACAAGGCTCTTTCAACATTCAGGGTATGGAAGGGGTTGACGTTCTTTGGATAGATGAGGCACAGGCGATCACTAAGCAAACGCTGGACGTACTCATCCCGACCATTCGTAAAGACAAGGCAAAGATATTCTTCACGATGAACCGCCACGTCCACAACGATCCGGTGTTCGAGAAGTTCCGCGACAGAAGCGATTGCTTACATATCAAGATCAATTATGACGACAACAAACACTGCACCGCCGCCCTCAAGAGAGAAGCCGAAGAATGTAAGAAAAAGAGTTTAGAGGATTACGAGCATATCTGGTTAGGTGAGCCTTTAGCACGTGCTGAGGATTGTGTTTTCGGACACGATGAGCTTTTTTCCTGTAAGACCAATGTATACCCACTAAGGGAATCGTACGGCTACAGAATCGCTGGATTTGATATTGCTCGGTACGGGGATGATAAGTGTGCGTGTGTTATCTTGCAACAGAACGGTTCTTTGCATTGGGAAGTTATCTTCGCCGATCAATGGCAACATAAAGATTTGAATTACACCACAGGGCGTATTCTAACCACAGCCGCGGAGAATAAAGTTGATAAGTGCATCATTGACGAGGACGGGATAGGCTCAGGGCCGCTAGATAATTTGAGTAAAGGGAGAGGGATGGATAATTTCGTAGGTTTCCGCAATCCTTCCATAGGCTACTCAGACAACAAAGAGTACGCCAATCCTAGAACCTTAAACACTTACAAGCTCAAAGATATGATCTTAAAGGGGCATATTCACATCCCCGATGAAACTATCCTTCATGAGTTGGAGGAAGCGTTCAGATACACCTTCGATCATAACCAGAGAAAGATTCTAATATCCAAAGAGATTATGCGAAGCAAGTTCAAGGTCAAGAGTCCTAACCTTGCAGACGCTTTGATTATGGCCGTTTCGTTGGTTGGAGAGGTTAAGGCTCAACAGGACAATCGTTTCGTGCGGCATCCGCAGTATGTGAAGGAGGATAGCTTATTCTCAGTTGCGGGGGTGAGATGAGCGAGGTCGCTGAGTACCTGATGGTTAATTACTATTCAAGGTATAAGGGGCCGCGGAATGACATAGTTCCAAATAAGAACGATCTCATTCAAGCGTTAGAGAATAACCGGGATAAGGTAATCGTAGTCCGGGACGAGCATATTGAAGGGGTGGCGATATTTGTAAACATTACAGATGAGTTCTACGCCCTGTTGAAAGATTTAGACATAACAAGGTTTGACATCTTAAAGAACCTTTTAACTCAAGACGGCCCGAACGTACACTTTGTCCTCTTATGCGCGAATGGTTATAGAACGATAATGACAGGGATTAAACATATAAAGAAATTAAAGAATCCGAGAACGATCTCGTGGTGGTCGCCGGATTTAAGCCAATTACACGAATACAAAGTGGGAGGATGATATGGGATTTTTAGCGGCTTTAGTTCCGGCATTAACGGCAGGGGCGGCGATTGCTGGAACAGTAGCGACAATTCAATCGAACAAGGCAGCGGCTAAGTCAGCTAATAACGCAGCTAACGACGCGGCAGCAAGAAACGCAGCGGCTATTCAGTCAGTTAAAGACTCACAGTCGAACGCCTCTAATCAGGCGGATAAGGTTATTAAAGCTAAACGCGCCAACGCTACACAAACAGTTTACTCATCCCCTCTAGGAATAGCTGGCACAGCAGGGATAGCCCGCAAGACTTTACTAGGGCAATAGGAGATTTATGGCTGTAATCATGGGTGGAGCACCTAAAACAGAAACATCAGAACCGAGAGTTAAACAACTGCTTGAGTTCTATCAAAGACTTAAAGGGGATAGGTCTAATTTCGAGAGCTATTGGCAATCCCTACACGACTACTTCTATTTGGAATCACCTGACATCCAGAGCCAAACCCATCCGGGGAATGAGCTAAGGTCTGACTTCTTGTGGGACTCGACCACTCTTGAGGCAGGGGATGTTCTAGCTTCGGGATTTATGAATTACCTAACGCCGCCTACTTCCAAGTGGTTCAGCTTGCGACACCGTTCGCCGGCCCACAAAGACAACAAGAACGTCCAGAGTTACTTTGACGACGTGGCGGCAGAATGT